GTATTTGACTGGGGCGTTAATAGTGGAGTGGGCCGTTCTGCGAAAGCCTTACAGAGGATTGTGGGCGTTACTGCTGATGGTGGCATTGGTCCTATGACATTGAAAGCTGTTGCAAACTTTACACATAAAGACATAGTAGTTAAGATGCACTCTACTCGTCAGGAGTTTTATGAAAGTCTTTCTACCTTTAAAACATTTGGTAAGGGTTGGACTCGTAGAAACAATGAAACATTAGAAACAGCATTAGAAATGCTAAGGAGATAACATGGCAAAAGGTGTACAGCATTATTTAAAAAATGGAACAGAGTATAATGGTACTACTCACAAGATGTCAGACGGTTCTTTACATACAGGTAAAACTCACACTAAAAGTTCTAAACCCGTAGTTCACTTTAAAGATCTTACAAAGACAGCAAAAGCAAAAGTTGGAAGTGCTAAGATACCTAGCAGAAAGAAAAAGAAATAATGACTAGACAATTAACAGCTAATCAAGAAAAGTTTTTAGAAGTATTGTTTGAAGAAGCAGGTGGTAATCACGCTGTTGCAAAAAGACTTGCAGGCTATAGTGAAAACACACCTACTAAGTCTGTGTCTGATTCTTTACAACATGAAGTAATAAAAGCCACAACTAATTTTCTTGTTCAGATTGGACCTAAAGCTGCTGTAGCTATGGCTAAAGCGTTAGATGATCCTACTGAGTTAGGCATTAGAGATAAGATGTCAGCAGCTAGAGATATATTAGATAGGGGTGGCTTTGGTAAAGTAGATCGTGTAGATGTTACTTCATCTAGTGGTGGTGTATTTATTTTACCAGCTAAAGAAGGTAAGAACGAATAAAACGTGAAGACTTAGGGTATTGGGAATTACCTAAACCTAAAAGAGGAAAAGAAAAAGAATGGCATACTATTGCCAGAGTATCTCTTACTACTGTACCATTCGGATACAAAGTTAATAAAGATAATAGCAGGTTGTTAGAACCTATACCTGATGAGTTAGAAGCACTTGAAGTAGCTAAAAGACATCTATTACAATACAGTTACAGAGAAGTAGCTCAGTGGTTAACTAGACAGACAAGTAGAAGTATATCCCATAACGGATTAAAAAAGAGAATAGACATTGAGCGAAAACGTAAAAAAACAATTACTATTAAACGTAGGCTTGCCCAACGACTTGCCCAAACGCTCCAAGAAATCGAGAACCTCGAAACGCAAAAAGTCGGAACCTACGCCAATTAAAAAAACTAAAGCTGTACCTGCTAAACCTGTAGCACCAGCATACGATGTACAAGAGGCTCAAGATGTAGTCTTTAAAGCTAATGACGGACCACAGACAGACTTCTTATCTTCATCTGAAAGAGAAGTACTTTACGGTGGGGCAGCTGGTGGTGGCAAATCTTACGCTATGTTAGCTGATCCACTACACGGATTAAACAATGCAAACTTTAGTGGACTACTAGTACGACACACTACTGAAGAATTACGAGAGCTAATACAGAAAAGCCAAGAGTTATATCCTCGTGCTATACCGGGTATTAAATGGTCAGAAAGAAAAAGCCAATGGATCTCACCTAGAGGTGGCAGACTTTGGATGTCGTACCTCGACAAAGATATGGATGTTACACGCTACCAAGGACAGGCGTTTAACTGGATAGGTTTTGACGAGTTAACACAGTGGAGTTCTCCTTACGCATGGGACTACATGAGATCTCGTTTACGTAGTGCTTACGCTAAAGACTTAGGCTTGTACATGAGAGCTACTACAAACCCCGGAGGTGCAGGGCATCAATGGGTTAAGAAAATGTTTATTGATCCGTCACCTTTACGAGAACCATTTTGGGCTACTAATGTTGAAACAGGCGACACTATTACATTTCCTAAAGGTCACACTAGAGAAGGTGAACCTCTGTTTAAACGTAGGTTTATACCTGCAAGTTTATTTGACAATCCTTATCTCTCTGAAGGTGGTGACTATGAAGCAATGCTTTTATCGTTACCTGAACACCAAAAGAAACAATTACTAGATGGTAACTGGGATGTTAACGAAGGTGCTGCTTTTCCTGAATTTAATAGGAAGATACACGTAGTTGATCCCTTTAAGATACCTCAAAGCTGGTCTAGATTTAGGGCTTGCGACTACGGTTACGGAAGTCACACAGGTGTACTTTGGCTTGCAGTATCGCCTAGCGACCAACTAATTGTATACAGAGAATTATATTGTTCTAAAGTTACAGCCACTGACCTAGCTGATATGATACTAGATGCTGAACAAGAAGACGGAACAATTCGGTACGGTGTCTTAGATAGCTCCCTTTGGCATAAGAGAGGTGATACAGGTCCAAGCCTAGCAGAACAGATGAATATGAAAGGTTGCCGATGGCGACCCTCAGATCGTTCTAGAGGCTCAAGAGTGGCAGGTAAAAACGAGCTACATAGACGCCTGCAGGTAGATGAGTTTACAGACGAACCTCGCCTTGTATTCATGTCTACCTGTATTAATACAATATCACAATTACCTGCATTACCTTTAGATAAAAATAACTCAGAGGATGTAGATACTAAATCAGAAGATCACTTGTATGATGCTTTACGATACGGTATAATGACAAGACCTCGTAGTTCTATATGGGACTTTAACCCAGCAACACACCGATCAGGCTTTCAAGCTTCTGATCCTACATTTGGATACTAATACTTATGGTAGATGAAAACAACTTTATGGAAACTGATGCATCTTCTTCTTTAGAAGACATTAAAGATACAGAAAATTCAGATGATCCGCAATCAGGCAGTATAGTTCAGTTAGTTGAACATCACTTTAAAAAAGCTGAAGACGCTAGATTTATAGATGAACAAAGATGGATGAATGCATACAGAAATTATAGAGGTTTATACTCTGCTGATGTAAAGTTTACTGAAGCTGAACGATCTAGAGTGTTTGTTAAAGTTACAAAGACTAAAACTCTTGCTGCATATGGACAAGTTGTTGATGTATTATTTGGTAATAGTAATTTTCCATTGTCAGTAAATCCTAGTAGATTACCTGAAGGTGTAGCTGAAACCGTTTCTTTTGAAGCTGACCCAGAAGGACAAAAAATAACTGAGCAATCACAAGCAGCATTTAACAAAGATGATCCTGTAAAACGTAAACCTTTATTTAGTCCTGATACTAAACTAGAACCCGGTGATACATTAGATAGTCTTAGAGAAAGACTAGGACCACTAGAAAAGAAGTTAGGTACAGTAGCTGATTTATTAATAGAAAATCCTGCAGTATCTGCTAGTGGTATTACTTTTCATCCTGCAATGGTTGCAGCTAAGAAGATGGAAAAGAAAATACATGACCAACTAGAAGCTTCTAATGCTAATAAACAATTACGTTTAGCTGCATTTGAATTAGCTTTATTTGGTACAGGTATTATGAAAGGTCCATTAGCAATAAATAAAGAGTACCCTAACTGGAATGATGAAGGAGAGTATGAACCTGTTGTTAAAACTGTACCTTCAACTAATTACGTTTCAGTGTGGAACTTTTATCCTGACCCTGATGCAGCTAATATGGATGAAGCAGAGTACTGTTTAGAAAGACACAAGATGTCTCGCTCACAAATGAGAGCATTAAAGAAACGACCCTTCTTTAGATCTAACGCTATTAACAATGCCATTGAGTTAGGTGAGTCCTACGAAAAGAAATGGTGGGAACAAGAGATGGAAGATGACGCACAGCAAAGTTCTGCAGAGCGTTACAATGTACAAGAGTTTTGGGGCTACGTTGATACAGATGTATTAAAAGATCACGATGTAGATGTACCAAAAGAATTAAAAGATCACGATGAAGTAAGTGTAAACATCTGGGTATGTAATGGACAAGTACTACGTTTAGTTATGAATCCATTTAAACCTGCAATTATACCTTACTACGCTGTACCTTACGAGATAAACCCTTATAGTTTCTTTGGTGTAGGTATTGCCGAAAACATGGATGACACGCAGACTCTAATGAATGGTTTCATGCGTATGGCTGTAGACAATGCTGTACTTAGTGGTAACTTACTTATAGAAGTTGACGAGACTAACTTAGTCCCCGGTCAAGACATGAGTGTGTATCCCGGTAAAGTATTCCGTAGACAAGGTGGCGCACCGGGACAAGGTATCTTTGGTACTAAGTTCCCTAACGTAGCCCAAGAGAACATGCAGCTATTTGATAAGGCTCGTGTACTAGCTGATGAAAGCACAGGCTTCCCTAGCTTTGCTCACGGGCAGACAGGCATACAAGGTGTAGGACGAACTGCATCAGGTATATCTATGCTTATGGGTGCGGCAAATGGTAGCATCAGAACAGTAGTTAAAAATGTAGATGACTATTTACTAGCACCTATGGGACGAGCATTCTTTAGTTTTAATATGCAGTTTGATTTTGATCCAGAAATTAAAGGTGACTTAGAAGTTAAAGCTAGTGGTACTGAAAGTCTTATGGCTAATGAAGTACGTAGCCAACGATTAATGCAATTCTTAGGTGTAGTACAGAATCCTGTGCTTGCACCATTTGCTAAGATGGACTTTATCATTAGAGAGATAGCTAAGAGTATGGACTTAGATCCTGACAAAGTTACTAACTCTCTAGGTGATGCAGCCATACAAGCTGAGATGTTTAAGAAGTTTAAACAAGAAAACCCTGACCCTGCTCCAGAAGCAGCAGCAGCTCCACAAGGTGCGCCTCCTGTAGCTCCGCCTACTGGTAGACCAAGTGGACCACCTCCATCAGAAGGGCCTCCTGCTGGGGCGCAAGCTCAAGATCCAACAGGAGCAGGTGGTGGTACTATAGGTACAGGAACAGTTCCTACTCCGGGTGAGCAAGGCTTTAGTGGAAACGTGCAGTAATCTATGAAAGAGTTAAAGCAAATAGTAAACGCAAAACCTGTATGGGATTCTTTTGTAGAATACTTAGATGAGACTATTACGTTAGTTCATAAAAGACTAGAGCAGGAAGCAGACATAGAAAAAATATATAGAGCGCAAGGTGAGATAGCTGCACTCAGAAGGTTAAAGTATATGCGTGATGAATTTAATAGTGACCCTAAAGGTTTGTATTAATGGTAGACATAACGTATCAAGAAAAATTAGAAAAGTATTTAAATGCTTATCCTTTAGCTAATGTAGGGTTTCAATATTTAAAACGTGCAACAAAAAATGATATATTAAGTGTTTTAAAAAATATAAAAACAGACGATGATTTACCTTCTGATTTACAAAAACAAATAGCAGCTCAAAACTACAACCCAAAAGCAATAAGAGGTTACTTTAAAAGTAAATATCAAGATACATATATATCAAAAGATGATGTTAGTTCTCTTTTAGATGTAAACGATCCAAGTTTTTCTATAGGAGTAAGACTGTCTGATAATGATAATAGAGAACAAGAAGTTGCAGGTCACGAATTAGCTCATTTAGGATTATCAGTTTTAAGAAAAGCTTCTTTAATAAACAATGAAACTTTTTTTAAATATAGTGAAAAAGGAAATCCTTATTCTTTAGAAGAATCTTTATTAGATGCATTTGAATTTAGAACTCATGAACTA